ATCGGGAATTTTATCGCCGGGCAGGGCTCGACCAAACGCCATTATGTTTGAACTGGTTCCTACCCCTCCTGACTCGGCTGAGATCGTTAGCCTTCGGGCTGGTTCGGCTTACCGAGGTGTGGTAAAGCCGCGTATTCACACAAAATTGACCGAAAACCCGTCGCGCGGCCTTGAATTTGTCGAATTCTGCGCCAAATACGGTGGTGATTTATTACCTTGGCAAGAATGGTTAAGCGAACAAGTCCTTCGGGTAGGCAAGGACAATAGGTGGCAGACGCCAGTTCACGGAATTCTTGTGTCGAGGCAAAACGGAAAGAGCACCTGGATGGCCTGGCAAATACTCTGGCGAATCTTTGGGTTAGAGAATAAATTACAAATCCACACAGCCCACAAGCTAACTACCTCATCGGAAATCTTCTACAAAATCTATGGAATTATCCTTGAGCACCCAGAATTAGAAGCCCAATTAACTAAGAAGATAGAAGCGCGAGGTTTTCAAGAGCTTCAATTTACAAATGGCCGTCGATACATAGTCCGCGCATCTAACTCGGCTACTAGAGGCGTATCTGCCCCCGACTGTATTTGGCTCGATGAGGCACGCGAGTATCACGACGAGGAAGTTTGGTCTGCGCTGCGCTATACGCAAATGGCTAGTCAAAATCCACAAGCCTTCCTGCTATCCAACGCCGGAGATCAGCACTCGGTCGTCCTTAATAAGATGAGGGAGCGCGCTCTTGCGTCAATCCTGACTGATGACCTAAGTTTGGGCTGGTGGGAGTGGTCTGCGCCGCCTGAGATTAAGTTCGACGGCTCGGCGACATTCTGGGAAGGTGTCGCTCAGGCAAACCCCTCGCTGGGACACACAATCCATCCGGACAATATCCGCGCGGTCTTAAATGATCCTGAAGATATTGTTCGGACGGAAGTCTTATGTCAATGGGTTTCTACGATCAACCCAGTCATCCATCCGTCTCAATGGGCAGCTTGCGCAGTCGAGGGTCTGCGCCTAAGCGATTCCGTTGATACTTGGCTGGCAATTGATCTATCCCCCGATAGGAGGCAAGCGGCGCTAGTCGCGAGTCAGCGAGTAGATAAAGACCGATTCCAAGTTCAACTCCTCCAGACTTGGACAAATCCCGGATACCTAAGCGATAAGTTAATCGCCAATGACATCGCCGACTGGTATCGCAGATTCCCGGTTATGAAAATCGCTTATTCGGCGCGAACGGCTAGCGCCGTTGCCGCTCGACTTATACCGGCCGGCCTACCACTCGAACCTATTGATGGTCAGCCCTATGCGACTAGCTGCGATGAATTCCTAAGTGCCATTTCCTCTGGCCGTCTAGTCCACGCAAATCAACCCGAATTAACTCAACATTGTCTATCCGCAGTTCGCTTAAATTTCGGAGACGGGGGTTGGGTAATGGGTAGAAAAGTAAGCGCAGCCGTAATTACGGGAGCCGTAGCCGCTGCGATGGCTAGCCATTACGCGACTCAAATGGATGATGGTCTAGATATCGTTATTGCGTAGCACATTACCCCTACACTTTAGCCAATGGGCGCAATCAGAGATTTCTTCTTTCCAAATGTCGCGCCGTCACGAACCAGAGATGTCGAGGCGGCCAATACACCAATTCAGACAGTTGATTCCGTCTATAACATTCTCGGCGGAGCAACTTCGACTACTCGCCAACTGGCTGTCAGCGTTCCGAGCGTCGCTCGCGCCAGAAATATAATTTGCTCAACAATCGGCAGCCTTCCACTCACCACTTTCAATCGCATAACGGGTGCTTATGTAGATCCACACCGAGTTATCAATCAACCAGATCCTCGAGTAGCTGGATTCGTTATTTACACTTGGCTTGCTGAGGACATCTGGCTTTATGGCGCTGGTTACGGCCAAGTGCTTGAGATGTATTCGGCTACCGATGGCGGTCGCGTTCGCGCTTGGACTCGCATTTCACCAGATCGCGTCACAGTCGATACGGATTTCTTGAATACAACGATTACTGGCTACAAAGTTGATGGTAAGGCCGTACCGCAATCAGGAGTCGGATCAATCATTCGATTCGATGGTGGAGATGAAGGTCTATTACATCGCGCGGGTAAGACAATCGCGGCTGCGGTTTATCTTGAGAACGCTGCGGTTAATTACGCCAAAGAACCAGCACCGGCAATGGTCTTGAAATCTACCGGGACAAATTTGCCAGCCGAGCGAATTCAATCGTTACTTAATGCTTGGCGCACGGCGCGGCAGCAACGCTCGACCGCTTTCCTCAACGCGGATGTCGATGTCAAAGAATTTGGCTTTGATCCTAAATCGTTACAGCTAGCGGAAGCCCGCCAATATGTCGCGCTTGAATTAGCTCGCGCCTGCGGAATCCCTGCTTACTTCTTGAGCGCCGAGACCACTTCTATGACATATAGCAACGCTGTAAGTGAGCGGCGCTCTCTTGTTGATTTCTCGCTTCGCCCGATTCTTAAGGCAATCGAGGAAAGGCTATCCCTACCGGACTTTGTTCCAAACCCGGTAATGGTGCGCTTCGACCTAGACGACTTTCTGCGCGGTAACGCATTAGAGCGCGCACAAGTTTATGAAATCTTGAACCGCATCGGCGCGATGAGCGTTGAGCAGATTCAACGCGAGGAGGACTTAATCCCAAATGAAAATTAACTTACCTATGGCGATCACCGCTGCGGATTCCGTAAAGCGGACAATCACCGGAAAAATCGTTACTTGGAATGAGGAAGGTAATACCTCAGTCGGCCGAACAGTCTTTTCAGCTGATTCGATTGATGTAAAGCCAGTCAAACTGCTACTTGAACACGATCGCACTCGGCCTATTGGCAAAATGGTCAATTTCACCAAGACAAAAGACGGCATTGAGGCGACCTTTAAGATCGCAAACACTATGGCCGGAGAAGATGCTTTGGTCGAAGCAACAGAAGGTCTGCGCGATGGCTTTTCAGTCGGCGCAATGATTAACGAATGGTCAAATGACAATGGCGTTATGCGAATCAGCAGCGCATCACTCGAGGAGGTTTCCCTCGTTACTGATCCTGCTATCGATTCCGCTCGCGTTAGCGAAGTAGCCGCTTCCGAAAACGAAGCACCTAAAACAGAAGATTCTGAGCCGGCAACCGCCGATTCAGACAACCAAACCGAAGGAGAACAAGTGTCTGACACTACCGTTCCTGCTCCTGCCGAAGAAACGGTAGAAGCAGCCAAGGTTGAGACCGTCTCGGCAGCACGCCCAGCGTTCTACACCGCTCCTCGCCTTGAGTTCACAAAGGCTAAGTATCTCGAGAACAGCGTTCGCGCTGCTCTTGGTGATGACGATGCTCGCGCTTATGTGCGCGCAGCTGACGACACCACCACCAACAACGCAGGTCTAATTCCGACCCCACAGTTGGCGACCGTAATCAACCCGCTCTCCAATGCTGACCGCGGATCAATTGACGCAATCAGCCGGGGAGTGCTTCCAGCCGCAGGTATGACCTTCGAGATTCCGAAGATCACCGCAGTTCCAACCGTCGCTGAGGTTGCCGAAGAAGGCGCAATTGGCGAAACAGGAATGACCAATTCCTTCTTGAGCGTCTCTGTGAAAAAGTTCGCGGGCGGCCAGGAATTTTCTGTGGAGCTGTTGGATAGAAGCTCGCCAGTATTCTTTGATGAGCTTGTTCGCCAGATGGAATTCGCTTACGCGAAGGAAACTGACAAATATGTCACCAACCTAATCATTTCATCCGGCCAACTCGCACCAACAGCACAGGACAACACCGCTGCTGGTCTCCTCGGCTATGTCGCACAGGCAGCAGCAGAGGTTTATGAGAACAGCCTCGGATTTGCTCGCTCAATCGTTGTATCACCTGAGCAATGGGCAAACATTATGTCCTACAACGACAATGGCCGTCCTATCTACACCGCAAGCAACCCATCTAACGCTGGCGGCGCAGTTAGCCCAACAAGCCTTCGCGGCAATGTTGCTGGCCTTGATCTATATGTATCTCGCTCACTCTCGGCTCTTACTTACACAACCGGCGACGGATCAATGTTCGTAATCAACCCAGAGTCCTACACTTGGTACGAGTCACCACGATTCCAGCTTCGCGCTGATGTTGTTGCGACCGGTCAGGTAAAGGTTGCGTACTATGGCTATGGCGCGCTGGCGGTTAAGGTCGCTAACGGATCTTGCCATTTCAACAAGAACTAATAGCCATCAATAGTGACGGCCAGTCCGCTCCCGAGCTGGCCGCTCACCTCTTAGAAGGAAGGATGAGGAAATGCCATCGATAGTCTTAGCATCAGAGCTGAGGTCGATCCTTGGCGTTTCCTCGTCCCTATATAACGACGCCTATCTGGAGCAAATAATTGACACCAGCGAAAATATTATTCTTCCGATGCTTGTCACATTTTCTAGCCCGGTCAGGGCAGTCAAGCTTGAAGAAAATGTCGCGTTTTTTTACACCACCACAATTCACGAATTTACAGAAGGCCAATCGGTTGTCATAGCCGGTTGCGGATCACCTTTCAATGGAACTAGAACAGTCACAGCCGACGAAATCGGCGAATATGTATTCACCGCAGCTATCACTAATGCTGACATTCTGGAAAAAAATGTCATCCCTGCCGGAACAGCAACGCTTACAGGTGCTTCCACTTATGTCGGAAATGCCAATGTCAAGTCTGCGGTATTGGCTATCGCGGTAGAGGTTTTTCAAGCAAGGACTGCCGCTGGTGGGCAGATAGAGGGAGTGGATTTCACGGTGTCACCTTTCCGCCTTGGCCGCTCCCTCTTTAATCGCATTTCCGGCCTACTCGGGGCATATATCGACACCGAGACAATGGTGGGCTGATGCCAGCCTCCACGATCTCTGGTGATGTTCGCGGCGCCATCAAAACAGCTTTAGCCGGTGTCACCGCTAATGTCTACGATGTCGTTCCAGAAGCGCCAATTGTCCCAGCGGTTATGGTCATTCCTGATTCGCCGTATATGGAATTGGAGTCCATTGGCCGCGCAAATGTCCGCGTAAAACTTAACTACACAATTACCGCCGCAGTCGCGTATCTATCAAATCCAGCCTCACTCGATAATCTCGAGAAACTGGTCATCAGTATTCTTGGCGCGCTATCAGCGTCCAAGTACGAGTTATCGACAGTCGAAAGACCTACGATCACTCAAGTGGGAACGACAAACCTGCTCGTTTCCGATATTCGCTTGAGCGTCCGCTACGAGCAAACCGCATAAGGAGAATCAATGCCTACAAATGTAATAACTGGCCGCGATGTCACCTTCACCTTAGACTCTACTGCTTACGATGCTCAGGTGACATCCGCAACGCTATCCTGCGACACCGTCATTGAGACCTATCAGACTCTTGATGGCCGCGCATACAAGTCCGTTGATAAGCAATGGACATTCACAATTGAACTACTACAAGACTGGGGCGTAGCCGGATCGCTATTTGAGGCGATGTGGTCAGATGCCGAGTCAGCACCAAACACCACTTTGGCAGTATCTTTCACAGCTGCTACCGGAGCGGTTTTTGCGTTTAATGTCCTACCAATCTTCCCATCTGCCGGTGGAGCTGCTCCAGGAGCGCTTACCGACACTTGGACGATGACAGTAGTGGGAACACCTACGGAAACCTTCAGCTAAGAGATCGGAGCATCGGGAGATGAAGTTAAACCTAACAATTAAATACACGAACGGCGAAGTCGAGACCTACACAGCGGGTCTGCCTGAATGGGCTAAGTGGGAACGGAAAACTGGTAAGTCGCTCTATAAAATGACCGACATTAAGGAATATCAGCAGACCGACTTCTTATTCTTAGCCCACGCCGCTTATGTCAGAGCCGCAGCCGGCAAGCCGACTAAGGCTTACGACATCTGGGAACTAACGGTCGATGAGCTGATAATCGGAGATCCAGACGACCCAAAAGTTACCCAGCCGGAAGCCTAAACCGGCTCCTAATCGAGTTGGCAATAGCGACCGGAATCCCGATGAAGCATTGGGAGAACGCAGAGGATTTACTAACAGCAATCGAGATATTGGAGAAACGAGATGGCGGTAGATGAACCGATTTCTTACGACCGCCGCGAACTTCGTTCAATTATCACCGCGTTCAAGGCGATGGACGATGAAGCTATTGACCAAGCTAAATCAGAATCTAGCGCGCTGGCTACTTACGCGGCAAACGAAATTAAGCGCACAGCCCTCGGCCGACAAGTATCCGGGGACGCCGTTAGGCGGGTCGCCGAAGGTGTTCGCATATCCAAATCCAGCAAAATCGGAGAATTCTCTTACGGCTTTGCGTCTCAGCGTTTTTCTGGTGGAGGCACGACACAGATACTTTGGCCGGGTCTTGAATTCGGATCTCGTCGCTATCGCCAGTTCCCCCGACGAACTCCCTCCAAAGGTCGCGGAAATGCTGGCTACTTCATATACCCAACACTTCGCGCGATTCAGCCTGAATTGATTAAGCGATGGGAAGAAGCGTTCAGCCGCATATTGAAAGAGTGGGATAAGTAATGGCCGGATCAAGAACCCTTAAATTATCGATCCTTGCCGATGTCGATAATCTAAAAAAGAATCTCGGCGAAGGCTCAAAAGAGGTAGAAGGCTTTGGCGGCAAACTCGAAAAGTTTGGCAAGGTGGCGGCTGCCGCTTTTGCCGCTGCCGCAGCTGCCGCAGTCGCTTACGCCGGCAAACTAGCAATCGAAGGTGTTAAGGCTGCCATCGAAGATGAGGCAGCCCAAAATCGCCTAGCCAATGCCCTTCGCAATGTAACCAATGCAACGGATCAACAAATCGCTGCTGTCGAGGAGCAAATCCTTCAGATGTCGTTAGCTTACGGTGTCGCCGACGATCAGTTGAGGCCGGCCTATCAAAGACTATCGGTAGCGACTGGCGATTTGGCAGTAGCCGAAGATGGTTTGGCTCTTGCCCTTGATATCTCAGCTGCTACCGGCAAATCAGTCGAACAAGTAGCCAATGCCCTTGCCAAGGCATACGAAGGAAATACAGGCGCGCTTAGCAGACTTGGTATTGGCCTTAGCGCAGCGGAAATTAAAAGTCTTGGTCTTGAAGGCACAATTAAACAATTATCAGAAACTTTTGGTGGAGCTGCTACGGCTCAAGCAAATACACTCGAAGGCCAGATAGCCAGACTGCGCGTTACCTTCGATGAAGCCAAAGAATCGGTAGGTGCGGGTCTGCTACCAATCGTCCGGTCTTTGCTCGACTATTTTGTCAATACATTTATCCCCAAAATAATTGAAGTTAAGAATCGAGCCATTGATCCAATCATCGATGCCTTCAACCGCAACGAGGGCGCAATGCGAAAGCTCTTTGAGTTTGGCAAAAACTATCTAGTGCCGTTCTTTGAAAACACTTTATTCGCAGCTATCGAATCGGTAGGCAAGGCAATTGGCGGCATCATCAATATAGTTGGCTTCGTTATGCGCGAAGTTGAAAAGTTAGTAAATGCTGCCATTGGCGGTATTAACGGCGTCCTGAGTGCCTATAACGCCATTCCATTCCTGCCGAATGTAGATCTGTTGAAAAAGGTAAATCTGGGCGGTAATACAAGCACCGGCTCGGTTGGCTTGGGATCTAGGCCATTGGGCGGTGCAGTAGCCACTTCTGTTAGTCCGGTCGCCAGCGCTGTTCCTTCTGCTCCGATTTCAACACCAACTAGCAGTCAATCAGCCGCAGTAACAAGCGCAGCAACTTCAATATCAAAAGCCGGAGCCGCGATAACTGGGCTCGGCGCTTTCCGTCTTGGCGAAGCGGCTTCGATGGGCACATATACTATCAATGTTAATGCTCCTTCTATTATCGACGAAGAAGGTTTTGCGCGCGTTATGGTTGATGCGTTAAACCGCACACAGAATAGAACCGGTGGCGGCGGTGGCAAGATAGAGATGGCGACTATCTAATGACACTTTGGAATCCTGAATATCGCGTCAGGATTAACGGCTACACGGTCACCGGACTAACTCTTTCCGGTATGACTATAACAAGCGGTCGGACAGACATTTATCAACAACCCACCGCTGGTTACGCAAATCTTAGTCTTATTGAAACAAGTTTATCGTCAATTCCTTTCGAAATTAATGATCCATTTTCTGTTGAAGTCAAAGACTCAAACGGCGTCTTTGTTTATTTATTTGGCGGCTTTATTACAGACATCGGAATCGAAGTTCAATACTCAGGTTCTACCGCTATCAGCCAGCGAATAAACATTATAGCTGTTGGCGCTCTTGCTCGGTTGAATCGCGCAATTTATGTAGGCAACATTGCTGAAGATGATGAAGGTAATCAAATTTATGATTTGTTATTCACACTCTTAATTAATACTTGGGATGAAGTTCCAGCGGCAACTACTTGGGCAAATTACAATCCCACTACGACTTGGGCAGATGCTGAAAATACGGGCTTAGGCGAAATCGATCAGCCAGGTAATTATTTGCTTGAAGCACAAACCAATCTCAATGACACCATTTACAATATCGCTGCGGATTTAGCAACCTCCGGCCTGGGTTATCTTTACGAGGATGCTCAAGGACGCATAGGTTATGCCGATAGCACTCGCCGCACCGAATATCTTGCCGCCAATGGCTATGTCGATTTAACAGGAAATCACGCTTTAGGTCGGGGTCTTAATATCATTAAAAGCGCAGGAGATGTCCGTAACTCGATTACTCTTGTGTATAAGGCTACCGGGAATCAAAGTGTCACCGACTCTGATCCTGAGTCCATAACCCTCTACGGCCAATTAGCCACCACGGTAACGACGAAACTAAAGAACCAAGCCGATGCTGAGGATCAAGCTGCCTTTTACCTTGCTCTGCGCGCTTATCCTCAATATCAAATGCGTAAAATCAGTTTTCCGGTGGCTAGCTCGGAAATTGATGACGCTGATCGGGATGCTCTATTAAATGTCTTTATGGGTATGCCGGTGAATATAAGTGAATTACCGGCAAATATGGTGAATGGTCAATTTCAAGGTTTTGTTGAGGGATGGACTTGGACGGCTCGGCTAAACCAATTAAACCTAACTTTGAACATTTCCCCATTGGCTTATTCATTACAAGCCGAGCGTTGGAAGGGCGTTTCGGCAAGTGAAACTTGGAATACAATAACCTCAACCTTGACCTGGATAGACGCTACAATCGTCGCCTAAAGGAGAAAAATGGCAACTACAACGAATTACGGGTGGGAGACGCCTGACGATACAGATTTGGTCAAAGATGGCGCAGCTGCTATTCGAACTCTTGGCTCGGCAATCGATACTTCGCTTGTCGATCTAAAAGGTGGCACTACTGGACAGGTGCTATCAAAGGCATCTAATACTGATATGGATTTTACTTGGGGCACTTCGGGTGGTTTGACCTTAATTTCGACTGCTACTCCGAGCGCAGCGACAACGGTTTCCTTTACTTCAATCCCCACGACTTACAAAATGCTTATTGTCAAGTATGTTGCTCGACAATCCGTAAATAATACTTATTTTAGCGTTCAATTAAACGCTCAGGCTTCTGGGCATAATTGGGTGGCAACTGCCATCCAGGGTAATAATCTTTGTCTTCTTTCAGCTGTCGCTGCAAACGAGTCGGGATTTGCCATCAATAGCCGCTTCAGCGTTGTTCCTATATGCGCTACTACGGATACTGCTGATCAATGTCAAGGCGTTTTTCAGATTTATGATGCTGACTTAAGCCAAACAAGACATCAAGTTACTTGGAAAGCTTCAGGTCGAGGCAGCCTAACTCAACACAACGAGGGCAATGGCTATATCGATTTGACTTCAGCGGGAGCAATAACGCAAATAGATTTTATTCGCAATTCAACCCAGACCATTACCGGAACCTTCTATTTATATGGAGCCTTCTAATGACAAACTTAGTAGCAGAAGCAAATGTAGCCAACGGAACTTTCATTCACAGAGAGGCTACTCCCGAAGAAATTGAGAGAGAAAAAAAGTTTCAAGCGGAAGCCAAAGCAGCTGATGAACGCCAAGCATTGGAAGATTTAGAATTAGCGGCAGCAAAACGAGAATTATTGGACAAACTTGGCATTACCGAAGAAGAAGCAAAACTGCTCCTTAAATGAGTTGGCGGCTTAGTAGAGCTGCTGCTCAAATTCGCGAGCAGATAGACGATTCCTACCCAGAGCGTTCGCGTAAAAGCGATGGCACTCTGGGAGATTTGCGACATCAAAACCGGGAAAGCGACCACAATCCAGACAAAAACGGCTGGGTGCGCGCAATAGACGTAACTGCTGATCTCGGCGTTGGCCTTGATGAAACGGCTGATTTAGTCAATCAGATTCGTAAATATGCGAAGCGCTCAAAGAAGAAGCGAATCGCCTACATAATTTATCGGGGGAGAATTGCGTCGCCCATCCTTGGATGGCGCTGGCGTAAGTATCGGGGCAGCAATCCGCATAACGCGCACTTCCATATTTCCTTTACTTCCTTAGGCGATACGGACGGCTCGTTTTTCCAAATCCCTATGCTTGGAGGCACAGATGAACGACCTAAAACTAATGGCGGGAAGTTGGCTAAAGACATTCCTGGCGGCAGGTCTAGCGACTTACCTAGCGGTGGGTCTGGATCTGGAGGCCATTGCCAATGCTGCTCTCGCAGCAACCCTGCCCGGAATAATCAACTACCTCAACCCTAGCTACGAGCGATACGGCAAGGTCAAGTAAATGGCTCCCGGTGATATCGCAGCCTTTATCGCATCCGTCCTCGGATCTATTGGCCTACTCATTGCCGGACTTCGCTACATAATTAAACTTGAGAACCTTCCGCTAATTTCGAGGTTGGACAAGTTAGAATCCACCCTTGAAACCGCATTAAGAGAAAGGACGACAAGTGGCAACAAGAAAGCGCGCCGTTAAGAAGCCAGTTAAAAAAGTAGCCCGTAAGCGCCGCACAGTAGCCAATCCGTTCCCGACCAAACTTGAAGCCCGCTTCATCGAAGCCAAGGTGGTATTTGACGCAGCCAAAACAGCCGGCTGGTCGGACGAATACGCCTTGGCTTTCGCTATGGATCGCGCGTCTTACCCTGACTGGATAGTGCCGGTCGATGATCCCATCAAAAGACCGGATTGGGACGACGAGGACGACGACTAATTTACCTACGCGAAGTCGAGCTATTTGAGGCGCTAAAGGCGATCTACCCAGACCTTACGCCAGTATCGCCGACCGACCGACACGACGGCATCACCCACGACGCTTATATCGAGATGAAGTGCCGCCGCACCCATTACCCGACTTTGATGATAGAGCGGAAGAAGTGGGATTACCTAGCCGAAATAAGGGCTAGAACGGGCGCTAGAACCCTTTATATCAACTCCACCCCATCTGGGGTCTATCAATGGGACTTAGGGGCTATAAACCC